ACAATAGTGGAGACCCTACTAGCTTGAATCTAAACTCTACCTTTGGGAGTTACGCATCAGCAAGCTCTCTTAAGTGGTGGTTTAAATTTGGAGCAGATAGAACTGACATAACTAGAAATTATGCAACTAGTCCACCCTCCACTCCAACATGGACATTAAATAACAATAGTGCTTCTAAGATTGTTCAAGATAACCCCAAAGAACCTGAGGATGATGTCTAAAAAGAAGATAATTTAAGTAGAGCTGCCACAAGGAGAAACAAATGGCATGGCTTAGAGCACAGGAAAAAGGTCTACACTTGGGGCGAGACAAAGATAAAACCCGAAAAGAACGTAAGACTGCCGTTTTTGCTGAGAAGGGGGAGAGGCTTCTTGGGAAAAGGGATAGAAAGCTGGGCAAGCTTAGGGCTAAATTCGAGCGTCGAATGGAACGGTCTAAGTCTGATAAGAAAGATGAGAGACTAGCTAGTAAACTAGAAAGAAAAGAATCTGCAATTTCTAGTCGGTTTGGTCATAAGGCAGCTTCGTTCATGATTAAGGGCCAAAAGAAAGTTTCAAAAGGTGCCCCAAAGAAAAAGGGTTACCTACAAGAAGTAGTAAGAAACACAGAAGGACTATAAGGAGGGGAAAATGTCAGACAACGGCGACAATCTAGTCAAAAGTGAATGGCAAAAGGATAAGAATAAGAGGGAGACTCTTTATGATTCAGGTAAGGTAGGGATGAAAACGTTCCTAGCCGAAGCCATGAAGAATGAGAAGATTAGACTTTCGGTTAAGGAGGGTCTAAGAGAATCTACTAAGAATCCTATTACGAAGTATAACATTGCTGCTGGTTCAGGCTTTAATGTTTATCGTGATGACGATGACCCTCTCATTACAGGGTTAGGCGGTTTAGACTCAGATGAGTCTAGTGAGGAAGATAATTATACTAGCATATTTCGAAGGTAAGGCGTGCCTAAAAAGACGATCTAATTATCCGCTCTGGGGTAGAGCATACCAGCAAAGTTTTCTTTAAAGAGACTAAGAAAGAAAATGCGTAAGACGGGAATTTTAGGATTAGGCTTAGCTGCCTACGAAGCAACAAAAAGGAGGGAGTAATGGCTTGGGGAAGAAGACCTAAAGAGGAAGATACTTCTAGTAAAGACACGGTAGTAGCAATGTATGAAAGAATGCTTGAAGAAGCTAAGGAACGTATTGCAAGTTTAGAGGCGGAGAAGAAGAACTTAATGGATGCTTTCTTAGCTGTTAAGTCCCCTGAAGCATATAGAGACATGGTTATGGATCGAGAGAGAGTAGCTAGTGTGGGTCCAGACCCTCTTGATTTGCATAAGAGAAGTCTAGTTGCTAAAACTACAGAAGCATGGCTACAAGGATTAGAAAGGCCTATGTTTTCTTCTCCTGAAGATATCGAGACCTACTTAGTGAAACAGGATCAAATGAGAAAACTACAGGATGATCTAGGACCGGAAGCGGCTGAGTTTGAAACTAAGTCCCTCCATGGGAATAGTGAGTCTTAGATGAAAAGAACAAGATTTAGAATAGCTTGTTATAAGAACTGTAAAAGTGGTTCGGCGATAGAATTGTTAGGTTGTTCTATCGAAGAATTTAAGACATATCTGGAAGGACTTTTCCAAGCCGATATGTCTTGGGATAATTATGGCAAATATTGGGAAGTAGACCATATAATCCCATTGTCACGGGTGGACCTGACAAACGTTGATGTGTTGAAGCTAGTATGTCATTATACAAATCTTCAGCCTTTGACGAAACTAGAAAACATCAAGAAGGGGAATAAGATTCCGACATATCAAGGAGATCAAATCGTACTCACTGATTGTGTAGCTTCCGGGGTGTCAAATGGCGTCTAACCAACCAACTCCTACATTTCCTATTGGAGCCTCTCAAGGTGATAAGAAGGAAATTACTAATTGGAGAAGAGGAAGACTTCATCTAATTGATTCGATCCCAAATGGGGACCCCCGAGTAGCTTCAGCAATTACTGAGTACGGTTAACTAGGCGACTACATTGATACCAATAGGTCCGCTCAGCGGTGGGCCTGGGTCCAAAGCTGGATAGAGAACATTCTCTTTGGTGCGGGTCGTCACTACCCGGACGACGTTCTTTACAACCGACTAACTTCCTCCTCCAGTGAGGAGGACTTAGCCGTTGTTAGAGAGGCTTTGGATAACATCCCTAAGCCAGTTAATGATCACTTAGGTAGGTATATAGAGACGAACATTGCCTTACTAACAGAAAATAAGCCACGTCCGCACATTACTCCTAAGTCTGAGGATATTCGAGATGTGAAGGCGGCTGAGCTATCAGAGCTAACTATTGACTATCTATGGGAAGCTTTAGATATTCCTGATAAGCTTAGGGATATAGTCCGTATGATACTCTATACTGGAACCGCCTGGATGGAGTTGGCTTATGATGAGTCCCTCCCTAGACGGCTGACTGTTCCTCAAACTGAGGAGGCTCCATTTAGCTTAGTCAACATCAACGGACAGCAGATTAAGGTTCCTGTTCCTCGACAAGTTCTTAAGCGAGATAAGAGGGGTCAAGTAATCTACTCTGACAACGTAGAATACGGTGATATTAACGCTACAATCGTATCTCCTTTTGAGATGCACGTCCCTAGCGTTCACTATTGGGAAGATATTGGATGGATCATGCGAGAGTACTATGTAAGTATTGATGCCTTTCAAGCCCAATTTGAGATTGTTCGCAAGAAGAAGAGTTCGATTTTCAAGAAGACCAACGGTTGGTACTTAGAGAATCTAGAGGGAGCCCACTCTGAAAACGTAACTAAGCTACCGCTATGGTGGTGGGAGAGAATTGCTAACCTAGTAGAAGGCCCCGGTCCTACGTTGTACGTAGGTACTCCTGAGCAGTGGGATGGATATGCTGTGGTTCGGATTCTGGATAGGAAGCCCTCGGATGCATGGCCTAGAGGTAGAACTGTTATTACCTTAGGTGATAAGGTAATCTATGACTCCCCTAAAGACAAGGGCGCTAGGGCTTACGACCCCAGGTGGCCCCATCGGTGGCACCCTTATGTCAAGTTTACATGGGAGAAGATGGTAGGATCTGTCTATGGTAGATCTCTAGTATCTAAGCTCCTACCCAAGATTAAACGCTTAAACGCCATTGACACTACGATGATCATGTGGCGAAGAACTGTCCCCATCAGCGCATGGATCATGCCTCGTGGGAGCAATCTTCAGAAAGACATCTGGTCCGGTAGACCCGGTATCTTAATGGAATACGATGTTCGGGCTACTGCCGGTAGAGCACCGGAGGTCGTTCACCCTCCTTCTTATCCTGAAGCCGCCCTCCGCGAGCGTGAGATGATGATACAGGAGATGGAGTTCATCGCAGGAACGGAAGAGATCCTAAGGGGCCAGCGCCCTTCAGGAGTCGGTGCCGCTTCGGCTATGGACCTACTTAGAAAGCAGGCTCTCGCCTCTAGGTCAGCCACTCTTCAGACTTGGGATGAGTCTCTACAGAAACTAGCTTCTGCAATGTTGCAGGAGACTATTCGCCACGTCAGAAACGACCCCAGATATCTAACTAGAATCAACATTCTAGCTAGAGAGAAAGCTAGTGCCTTAACTATTCATAGGTTTACTGGTGAAGATATAAGCGATAACGTCATAGTAAGAATCAATACGATTGACGAAGCTTTGCTATCCAGAGAGGCTAAGGAGGCTAAGGCCCTTGAGTTCGTACAATATGCAGGTAATCTAATGGCTCTACCTTTCCCTCTTAGACAAGCAATCCTCGACCGTCTGGGTTACGAGGGTGCCCTCAACCCGGCTGGAACTGACGTTGACCGGGCCAGGCGGCTAATTGGTTGGGTCAAGACAGGAGAGTTTGAGCGAGTCATTCCGTTCCCCGAGGACGATCCGTATGTGTTCTACGAGCTACTGGTTCAAGAGATTAAGAAGGATAGCTTTTGGGATCTGGACCCACAACAGCAAGGCCTAATCTTCTCCTTGATCGAGAAGTATCGTCAGATGATAGAGTTTAGAGAAATGGAGAATCTTGAACTTCAAGCCAAGCAGATCCAACAAACTGCAATCGCAGAGCGAGGCGGAGAACCAGAGAAGTAATGGCTGGTAAACTAAGTAGCGCTCTAAGAAGAAGAAGGCAATGGTCTCGCCATGAGGAAAATATTCCTGCGTTAAAGATAGAAAGACCCCCATTAAGGGAACACCCACATGACCAAGATACCCTTAGCCAATTAGTAACTAAAACTCAACTGAGAAACCCAGAACGAAGGGGGGTTTATAAAAAAGAACTTCAAAATTTAGCTAGATACGGAACTAGAACAGAAGGTAAAACTATTTTCTTTGCTCATCCACTACAAACATCTACGTCTATAAGACGTAGAGGTCGCTTTATAGTTAGAGAAAGAGTCCCTCTTGGCGTTCAAGGAGGAGCTGGAACACACAGCTTAATAGAAACGTACCCATCAGTACCCAGACGCAGATTAGAGGAAAGTGGGGCTAGAGGTGCAGCAATGAGAGAAATGATTAAAGCCCGCAGATATTCCAAATTAGTAAAGAAACTCTCTAAAAAAGGTGGGAAATTAGGAATGGCTGGGCTATTGGTTGGTACCTTGATTGGAGATGAGTAACAGATGCGTGGATTTACTCCATTATTACTGCTAACAAAATGTCTTGGTCCAACGTTGGACCTAAGGGAGAGAGAAGGATTGTCTATCCAAATATCGTCGATGATACCAATCAGAAGATCCTCAT